ATGCAAAGTGTTAAAGGTTGGTTAAATCTTTTTAAAATACAGATGAATTTTAATAGCGATTATCTATTAGCGAAGCATTGGCAAGTGGAGCAAAGCCGAATCACGCAATATCGCAAAGGACGGTTGCGCCTGCCGTTGGCATTCATTATTGAGATTGCTGCAACGCTGGAAGTTGAACCGCTGGAAATCATTGCGTCTATTGAATATTTTAAGTGCAGGGAATTGGACAAAGAGTTAATACACGATGTTTATTTTAATGCGATGAAAAAGACGATTGCTGTAAGAATGGCTGCGTATAGCAGAATTCATTGCAGACGAAAGTTTAAGCCATATTCGTGGCGCAAGTGATTTGTGCTACTTCGCATAATGTATATGTTCTGTAATATTCTATATTTCTTTCAATCTCTTATATCTCTTACAGTATATTATATTTCTTATAATCTTATCTTCTGTAATATCTTATATATCTTACAACATCTTATATTTCTTGTAATATTTCTGTTTTTGGACGTTCCCCCTGCTGGAGCAGGGGTCGGGCTACATTTTGCGAAAACCATAAACAAAGGGCGCGTTTACTTGTTTGGCAAAACTCAACCAAATCAAAAAGCACGATTTGTTTTCGCCGAAGGTGGCTATCCCTAACGTGCCAGAGCCCACCCACCAACCCTTGGGGTTGGCGGCGTGTTCGGAGCGATGTTTTTGGCAGCAGTTGCCACCGTTGCTAAATAAAGCCGTTCCGCTTTTTTTTATATTCGTTCTTTGTTATCGGGCTGCGGTCAGTGGTTTGTGCGGACTTTAAACAGTCATACGCGCCACGCAATACGGTATTCATAAAGATTAAAAACCGCCTATTACGTTTGTCGAATAAGACAAATATTGTAATAGGCGGTTTTTAATCTTTACAAACCTTCCGTATTGCGTGGCGCGTATGACTGTTTATGCGACCGCAACCACTGACCGCAGCCCGATAACGAACGAATATAAAAAAAAGCTGCACTACGATTTTATTTTTTAAGTGGGCATTGAGCCCCCTTAAAAAAACCACCGAGCCGAACCCTCCTCCAACCGAATGCGGAGCAGCGACTCAATTTTTAACTTTGCCATGAAAGGGCGAGAAAATGGATAGTTTAAATCGTGAAGTTTTAATTAACACTTTGAATGTACATGCAAAAAAATATAAATTTTTGCTAGATAAAAAAGCGGACGAATTTGATCCGTTTTTAGCAGAAATTTATGAATGGCAAGCAGAAGCAGAAAAACAATTTGTTTTGGGTTCTGCTTATGCTATGTCTTTCATTGATACGGATTTTGCATATGAAATTGCTGATTTGGTAGAAGAAAGGGGATAAAAATGGAAACAAACGACAAACTTAATGAAATATTTGAAACCTGTGAAGAATGGGCAAAAGAATATGAAGGACAGCTTTTGGAACGGAATTGCTATCCAAAAGATTCTGATGAATATAGGGCGCATGAAATTAAAATGGAAGAATGCAAAAATCTGATTATCGGGGCATTGTATGCCGTGTCTTACTTCGATAAAGAATTGGCTATGAACATTCAATGTTTGCTAATTGATTACCGTATTGTAAAGGAATAACAAAATGGCTATTGCACATAAAACCATGACGAAACTTAAAAATTGTACTAACTCCGGTGAAGCATTAAAAATCTTTGAACAAGTTTTTGCTGCGGAAGTTCGTAAAAATTGCTTTTGGGCAAAGGGCGCAAGCGATCAACAAATTCGGGACGAATTAGATCACCTAATGCGCCACTTTGTGGGCAAGCTAATACGCGGTGCTGCGGATTTACGCGTTATCCGTTACAGCATTGTTGATGCGTTAGGGGGAACGACTAAACAATGGGATAACGCGGTTAAATGAGGAAATAACTAATCAAGCAGCCTGCAACGGTTTGGTACTGTTGCAGGCTGCTTTTTTCTATCGCGAGTGCCGAAGCCACCCACCCACCCACAACGGCACTCTTTAACCCACCCAACCACCCCTAGATTATTGAACGGCTGCGATTCGCGGTTGCTCGTCATTTCTGTAAATGTTGAATATGCCGTTTTTGACATAACTTTGACATAGTTCTGCATTAACATAAACTTTTGTTGCTTGGTCTGTGTAGCAATTACAGCTATTGCTAGTTTGTACACAGCCTGCGACTACTTCCATATTTTTGGGCTGGCGCAAAGAATCATACAAAGGCTTTGTTTCAGGAAGTGAGTCTATTCGTGGAATGTAGTCAGATACTTTCGCACCAATCGGCATTGATGCGGACTCTTGCTCATCGGCTATCGTTGGCGATGATGCAGAGTAGGGCATAGATGCGATTGTTGTCGTATTATCTGATACTTGTTGTACTTCGCCTGCTCCTGAATACTTGGCAATGAAACGGTAACCTAGCCACAAAAAGGCTAAAAAAATAATTGGTGCGATATAAAAAATCGTAGGGGATTTTTTTGTAAATTTAATGTGTTTGCTGGCGGACTTGTAATATTTAAACGCTTCTTTTGGCGGTTTATAATAATTAACCGTCGCGCCCGAAAAAGCGGACTCGTTTAAATTTTCTTCGCACCTAAAAAATTCATAGCGTTTTGTGCCAACGTGTTTTCTTTCAAGATGAATATGTTTACCGACTAGATTGCGGATATATTTGTCTATCATGCTTGGATGCTGCGTCATTAGAATAAGCGTAAAGCCTTCGTGTCTTAACTCTTTCAATGTCTGTATATACGGCGGTACGCTCCGACTTGCGCTGCGTACTGGGTAGGTGTAATCGCATTCATCTACAATAATCACGCTGCCAGTCGGTACTATTTCATTAAGTGGCTTTTCTTGTAGCTGTTCTTCTGTTAGGCGATGTGCTTTAAATTTCTGGGCATCTAAACCGTCAATATGGCAAAAATACAATGGACGATCAATGATTGTGCCGTCTTCGGCTTCGGTTTTAAACAATCCTTCGTAATTGTTTAAAATCATATCGACGACCATAGATGTCTTGCCTGTTCCTGGCGTGCCTGTAATTAAATAAATCATAAATCACCCAACAAATGAAATCACGATTTTGGAAGCGTGATACGTTACCAAAAATGTGATACCGCTCAAAAGTGTGTTAATGCCTGTTGAAAATCCGCCAATATCTAAAAATGCCAAAATAATTTGCGGTGTAGAGTTATAAGCTGCTGCATATTGCGCCATTAAATTGTCAAAAAATCCATTTAATGACGAAAATGTATAAAAGCCTACGCCCAACGCTAAAAGCAGTTTTAAGACAAAAACCCCAGCAGCGGACAACATACTTTGAAAAAATATGTTTTTAAGTCCTCCTAAAAGCTTACCGCCTGCGCCTAGTACAATTTTTCTAATTGCTGTGATTAATATAACCGGCATTATCTTAAATTCCCCACTACAAAAAACATGGTCAAAAGGGCAAAAATCCCAATCACAAACTTTCTAATCAAATGTAGAAAATCACAAAAAAATTGCCAGCTAAAAACAACACGATTACCAAATGTAGTAAACGATAACGGAGCGGGACAAGCTGCCGTTTCGTGTCCTACAAACTGTTTATAAACATATCGTTTTAAGGCATCAACCTTTTTACTATCACGAAATTCTTTAATTTTATCGGATACGCTCTGAGCTAATTGATCATCGGTTTGTTTTAAGCCTGTTTCTACTTTTTCATCATCGCTGCCTTCGGCTGCTTTATTAATGGCTGCACGATCTGCTTTTGCACAAAAAAATGTATCTGGATTTCTTTTACAAAATCCGTCAAAAAAGCCTTCGCCTTCTTCGCCTTTGCCTTTGCCTTCGCCGCTAGAATTTGAATTAGCACCCGAACCATTGCCCGAACTAGCACCCGAACCGCCATTGTTTACAACGGTTGTGTTGTTGTTCACTGTCGTATTACTTGAATCGTTGCTCGTATTGTTAGTTGTTGTGTTGTTCGTGGTTGTGTTGGTTGTTGTGCCAGCTCCGCCGTTTGTGTTGGCATTGCCGCCACAAAACTGCCATGTACCATTAATTTTGCAAAATTTGTTGCCATTTGAATCGGTTACAACATCGGTTGAACCTGTTGCATTTGGTACATTTGGTGCAGTTACATTAGGTGTTGTGCCAATATCTACGCCATAAGCTGCATACAAATCTTTGACAGCTTGATTAAACATATCAACTTTTTCAGCCATTTTTTTGTCTAGCTCGGCAATTTCTTCATCAAATTTTTTCTTTGCGCTATCAACACAGTTTTTGATTGCTGCTGCACCGTAAGATTGATATTGACCATGACAAGCTACTACACTAGATTCATAAGAACTTTTGGCAGACAATTTCTGACCTTCCAATTTTTTAAGTTCTTGCTGGTACATTCTTGCCAGTGATGCAAGTTCTTCATTCAGTTTTTTTAATTTCTCGGGTGGTAGGTTGTAGGGCGGTGTTGGGGTATTGGAATCAGGTTTTTTAGAATTGGATTCGCTCCCTTGTGCATCAGAATTTGCATCACTACCCGAACCGTTACCATTACCATTACATTTTTCAGGTGGCATATTTGGAGCGCACACAAAAGTAGGTGGCTTTTGTGTGGTATTAGATGAATTGCCTGAACCTGAATTATTACCTGTGGCTGTTGTTCCGCCTGTTGAATTGCCTGAATTGTTGTTATTTGAAGTAGGTGCTTTGGGCGTTGTGCTGTGTAAATCTTTTTTTCTTTTTAGTTTTCCGCCTACACACTCAATCTCGAAATTACCAGATTTATAAACGCCATCGCTTTTTCCTTCACAACGACTCCCATAAACGACAAGAGTCGGTAAATCCGCTGCTTTTGCAAGCGCAGCAGTAAACAAAAAGAGCGACATCAAAGCCGTAATATAAAATAAATGATTAAACCGCATTGAACCGCCCCGAGTAAGAAAAATGCGTCGTACATGATTACTTCAACTTGTCAATAATGAGTTTGCCTGCAAACAAAACGATCGCAGTCGGTAATAATGAGCTTACCATTTCAAAGCCTGCGAGATAATTATCCAACTGGCTGCATTTTGGTAAGCTGGCATGCACTAAACGGCTTTCATATTTCCAATTTTTACCGTCATATACGAGCTGTTTTAATTTGCCATCTGCTGCAATCGTGGGTGCAACTTGCGAAAAATAAACATTTTCCGCAGTCGCAAAATCGTTATAGCAGGTATTGCCTACCTGATAGCCCATTATTTACGGACTAGACGAATAACCAAGCCAACAGCAAACAAAGCTGCAAAGCCGACGACCATCAAGCCCATGCCTTCTTGTGCGTCAGTAAAACCGCCTTGAATTGCAGTTTTAACTTCGGGTGTCAATGCAGCGTGTGAAACGGTTGGAATCAAAGCCAAACCAGTTGCAGAAGTAGCTACTACAGCATTGCGCCATTTTTTTAAATTCATGTATTTCATGATTTAACTCCAAATTTAAAATTTGCCGTTTTCGGGGGCAAACGGCATTAGCCCTAAAATCTTTTTGCCGCGCTTTGCAGCCTTTTGCATGCCAGCGATGCGGCGCGACGAGCGCGCCATCTCTCGCTTGGCATTGCAACGGCTGCATTCGCGCTGCTTTTTGTTACACAATGGAAAAGCAGCAAACCATTTACGAGATTTGTCTATTTCAATACGACTAAATTCTCTAAACGCATAACGAGTGCGCCTGTCTTGAAGTCTTTGCCGTGTGAGAATTCGCATTCTGCAAATACTGATCCGTTCTCTACCACGCGGTTTAAGCCTTCTGAAATGTTGGCGTTGCCGTAGGTAAACTCAAATGGTTCCCAGCCTTTGCCTTCGCCTTTTTTCATGGCGATTTTGACTACGGAAAAATCCATCGGTTCGCCTGCTTTGTTTTTGCGAATGGGCTGCGCGCCTAATAAAATTACTTTTTCTTTCATGTTAATAACCTTTCTGGGTTATGCCGTTTATAATGCAATATGATGCTTTCTTTGCTGTGATAGCACCATTTTGCGCCAAAGAGAATTTTGTAAATTTGGGAGTAATTCTCTTCATCTACATAAATCTCAAATCCTGTGCGGTTGAAAAAGGCTGCTTCTATTTGCCTTTTTTGGCTTTCTACCCAATGGCATAGGGCTTCGCGCCATTTCTGGGCGTTGGGACTGTGCCATGCGAATTGGTGCGTGGCTCTGCGCCATTGTTGGGCTTTGTCTTGGCTTTGGCGGACAAAGCGGAAGCCTTTGTCTGCTGGGGTTCTGCCGTCTAGCCCTTTGATGATGTATTTAGCGAGATAGCGTGCGATGCCGTCTTGTGATTTGATTGGTACGAGTTCGTGTCGTCCGAATCCGTACATTTGCAGCTTTTCTCTTAATAGTTTCCAAAGGGTGCGTATGGCTGGGTTGCAGGTTTTGTCGGTATAAATTCCGCGTTTTACTGCTTCAAAGTCAAAGCCCGTTCTGATATTTTCTTTTAAAGCAACAATAAAATGAAAATGTATAACACCGCGTTTTGTCCTTTCGTACACGCCTATGTAGGCGCGTATGTGCTTTTTTAAAAAGTTGGTTCGCATGGAGTTGAAGCGTTTGGAGGCTTCGCGCGTGCAGGTAACGTCATCGGGGAAGGTGAGGGTTAAAAATCCGCATTTGTCTATTCCGAAGTGTTGGACGAAGCCTGTTATGTTTAAGTTCATGACGTAGGCGGACTTTTTGGCGTTTTTAAATAGACTTGGGTCTATTTCTTTGCTTTGGTCTTTCATTAGTTCGCTCATGCGTTGGCGATCTAATCTGCTGATGTCGGAGTACTCAATCATTTTTATCAACCCAGTAAAAAGATTTCTTCGTTAAGTTCTGTGCTGATGCGCTGTAAGTCGGCTAGTAGTTCGCTTTGCAGGCTGCTTAAAACTTGGAAATCTTGTTCTGTGCTGATTTTGACGTTGTGCTTTTCTTCTAAAAAAATGATGTCGTTTTTTATTTCGTATAATTTTTGCAATTTGTATTGCAGGTAAATGAAAATTGTGCGCTTGGTTTCGTTGTCTTTTGTCTCGTCGTATTGGTCTAATAGGCTGTTTATCTCTTGGCGTTTGCTTTCTAGTTCGTCAAAAAATAGGGAGTAGGTGGGGGGGATGGGTTTCATGGCTGTCTCGTATAGTGTGTAAATTGCAAATCAAATAACTTGTATACAAGTTATTTTTTACGCAAACATACACGACTATACACATATACGCAATAACAAAAAACTTGTATACATGTTTTTTGTAAAGCAAAATATTGTTTTTTTAAGGAATAAAAAAATGAAAACGCTACGAATTAAAGAAAATCAAGAAGAAAAAATTAGACAAATTGCTATTTCATTTAACAAAAAATTGGTTCAAATGGGTAAGCAACCAATGCGAGACAGTGAGCTTGTTCATGAATTGCTAAACGAAGCACTAGAAAAAGCCATGCTCAACGAAAACGGAAAAGTTGAAATACGGAGAATTTAACATGAGCGAATGGGGCAAATGGGTACGCGAACGCGAACAGCTTGAAAAAGAACAGCAGCCCAAACAACCAACCGAACCAAAACCTGAAAACAACACTGCCATAGAAGCCTTTCAACTTGGCGTTAGCTTGGCAATCGGCGAGATTTTGGTTCAGGGCATTATTGGGGTGCTTGTGTTGGGTATCATTTGGGCGTTTTTTAAATTTGCCTTGATTGCTTTTTTGCTGAATATTTTTAGCTCTTTTGATTTTGGCGGTTTTGGAACGGCTAAAAAGCAGCCTGCACCCATTGTTAAAACTGCTTCTAATGTGAGTGATGTGCCATCTTCGGCTTCGGGCTTGGTGTTGGATTATGTGCCGCCAAAAAATGCGTTGCATACTTCTGATGAAGTTATCCGCTCGGCGATTATTAAGCTGCGAAATCCGCCTTATCCTAACAATGCAAAACGGTTGGGGCATTCTGGCATTGTGTCGTATGCGGTCAATTATGATGGGCGCGGTGCTTTTGTTTCGGCTAAATTAATTAAGAGTAGTGGACATGGTAGTTTGGACGATGCTGCTTTAAAGGCGATTGGACAATCTATTCGTTTTAATTCGTATAGCAATGAGCCTTTGACGACGGTTATTAGTTGTGGTTTTTTTAATAGTATTTCGGATTGTCAGGAAGCTAAAAATTAAGTCGGCTTTTATTTTAAATCGGTTTGAATTGAGTTGTTATTAAATAGACAAGGAAGCGCGTTCCGCGCCATTAGCATTTGCTCATCTAGTCAAACTTTGCTAACCAACATACAATATTTTGCATTGAAAATACATAAGTTATTGATTTTATGCAAAGTGTTAAAGGTTGGTTAAATCTTTTTAAAATACAGATGAATTTTAATAGCGATTATCTATTAGCGAAGCATTGGCAAGTGGAGCAAAGCCGAATCACGCAATATCGCAAAGGACGGTTGCGCCTGCCGTTGGCATTCATTATTGAGATTGCTGCAACGTTGGAAGTTGAACCGCTGGAAATCATTGCGTCTATTGAATATTTTAAGTGCAGGGAATTGGACAAAGAGTTAATACACGATGTTTATTTTAATGCGATGAAAAAGACGATTGCTGTAAGAATGGCTGCGTATAGCAGAATTCATTGCAGACGAAAGTTTAAGCCATATTCGTGGCGCAAGTGATTTGTGCTACTTCGCATAAGGATAATTATGTTAAATTATGAATTTGTCTAATGTGTGTTGAATAACACTACTCTAAAACAAACAGCCTAACCAACATCGTTGTGGTTAGGCTGTTTTACATTTAAGCGGATTTATCCAGTTTGTTTATCATGCGCGTGATTTGTTTTACGGCTGGCGTTGCGCCCACTTGCCAGCGAATAATCGCGACACCTGCCGCTTCGGTTGCCAAGTTTTTGCGGTTATCGGCTTCTTGGCGTTCGGGTTTTTCGTGGGTGCGGTCGTCAATTTCAATCGCGGCAATGGGCGTGCCATCGGGGCGGCAAACCACAAAATCGTAGCTCAATCGGCTGATGAAGTTGAACCAGTAATAATTGTCTTTGTTCGGCGGCGTGTCTATGATGCGCGACACTTGCACTTGCGGAAACACCATGTAATCTGGCAATGCTTCTAGCAACACGTCATAAACCTGCATTTCTGTTTCAGTCATGATGTGTTTGCGTTGGTATGGTAATTTGGTTTTGCCGTCAAACGGATTTTTTTTGCGTTTGGATTGCAGGGCGCGAACGAGTAGCCAAAAGCAGCCTGCACATAAAATCACGATTATCCATTGATTCAT